AGGACTCTTCGTATTCATCGCGAAGAACTTCAGAAAGAATAGAGTGTTTCTCGGGAAAACCCATGGCAATATCGACCAGGCCCGAACGACCACCAACGCGCTGGAACAGGTCTTCATCGTCCGCGTCCCAATTCCCCTCCTCCGTGATGAGGTCGGAGAGAATAGAAGTCACCACCCTAAGTATATTGGGGAGGTCACAGGTGGACTGAAGATAATCGTGGGTGGTCTTAAGGAAGTCATAGGCGGCCTGGTTTGTCCCATATGTGTCAAGAGCAAGTGCCCTAAGACGTATAAGATGCCTGGCGACAGATTGATTATTTCCTGCCACGCATGAAACCTTGGAGATATAATCCTCTATGGGACGCCACGGGAGTTCCTGGGGGAGGCCATTGGAGTAATCGTCGACAATTATATGGCGCTTGAGGAACCTAACACCCCTATAAACAACCCGATCATCCTTAAGAACAGTGACGAAAGGGCCATAGGGGCCCATGTTTTGTGAGGGGAAAGACACATGGGTATCAGACATCTTAAGGTCCATCATCCAATACTGTTTCAAATAATCCCTAAGGAGGGTAGGGGTCTTCCCATCAGGGCACACGAGGGGAAAAAGGGACATGGGATAGGCAAGAACACCATCATCACCATAATCCTTAAACCGAAAGTACCCGGGCATTGAAGGTGGCACCAAGTCCCTGAGGTACTGATCAAAACACTCCATAATTATCTCCAAATACCAACTGTCCCCCAGAGATGTCATAAGTTCACCAGAGAACATGAGCCCAAAAACCATACGCCACTCGTCCCCAAACCATTTGACAACCTTAACCACAGAATTACTTATGGACCAGAGGATGAGGCGCTCGACCATCTTGAAATCATGGCTGTCCCTGGCATAAAGAAGCCAGGGGAGGAATAGGCAAAGCATTAGGAGGCCGGCCAGGACAGATTGATCAAACTTGGAAATGTCGAGGGAAACAAAGAAGGAGTCAAGATAGGTGTTCCCCGTGGCAGAACTGTAAGGGGAGGCAGAAGGGGAACACCCAGGGCGAGGATTGGCACAGAAAAAACGAGCGAAGCGGGATGCGCCACCGCGCTTCCATTTATGGCCTATGGCATTGGACCCCACCCCGTAAGAGCGCTCCATCACCGGAGCGAAGGCGACTCTGTCCAAGTACGTCTTGATAGCACTCACAACGAAAATGACACGGGTTTTGTATGGGTCGGAGCCTGGAGGACGAGACTCTGCCTTGAGGGACATTTTATGGACCACCCGGACTGGGTCAAAAAGGGAAGGGTCATATACTATATCCGGGTGGTCACGAATCTGCTTGGCCAACCTCTCGAGGATTTGGAGGGACATTATCCGGACGGCAGGACCCGCCTCCTTCTTAGTCCCCGACTGGACAAAGTCTATTATAAGGGACTCGAAAGCATCCCTAGACCTTTCTGAATTGTGCAATATGCCGGCTGAACGAC